TCCGCCAGGACCAGGCGCCCGCCCTAAAGAACGGCGCGGGCGTGTGTGACCACGGCCGCGGGCGGCGGCGTCCCTGGCGGGTAGGACCCGAGGTAGACGCCCCATAGGTGGGACCTGTTGATCCGCTTGACCAGGACACCCCACGCGGGCGTGTATCCCTTGGCCGTGAGTATGTGTGCCATCACCTGACATTCCTGCCAGGCCTGGTCGCGTGTGGGATAGGGCAGTGACACCAGGTGAACGTAGGGGTCCTGTCGTTCCGTCAAGGCGTGGTCCTGTCGTCAGGTCGGGGGAAGGGTCACCACTTGCGGGAGGGTGGCGCGGGTGTGACGGGTCGGGGTTGCATGGTCTGCGCCGCCTTGGCCAGGTTGCAAGGCGCGTGCATCGGGGTCAGGTTCGACGGGTCGTCCGTGCCACCCGCGGACACGGGGACCGTGTGGTCGAGGTGCCACGCCTGATCGGGTGTGATCGGGTAGCCGCACCATTCACAGGTCACGGGCGTGGCCTCGATCACGGCGCGCCACCAGCGGCGCTGGTTGGCCTGGCGGCGGGTGTCCACGCGCCGGCGCCTATGCGAGGACGACGGTTCGAGGCCGTCCCCGTTACTGGCCACGACTGACGTGTGCCGCATGACACGCCTCGGCCAGGTCAGTGATCGCGTTGGCCAACGCCAGGACCGCTATCTCGGCGTGCAACGCCGCCGAGGTGAGCCGATCGGTTTCGTCCGCGTCAGGGTCCGCCGCGGCCAGGTCCGCCGCGGCGCGGGTTGCGTCCATGGTCAGGACGCGTAACGCGTCGAACGTCTCACGGACCATGGCGATATCACGCGCCGTCCCTGTCAGGTTCGTCATTGACGGATCGTAGCGCGATAGGCACGCCCTGGTGAGGTTACGTTCCAAGGCGGCCATGTTCTGTTGACCTTGACTTAGCGCCTATGGACAACGCCTGATCAACCGTCGGCGTTGACCACAGGCGGGACCGGCCTGGCGCCTGGCCATTGGGGTGACCCCCGATCCCTGTCCCCTCAAGCCAAGTACGTAACTGACACTAGGTAGGTGTGGCCCTTGCATCCTCACCGTTGGTACTTGGCCGCATCTACTCCGCTCGAACGCGCCGCCGAGGCCGCGTTCTGTGGCTTGCCGGGGCGCGCGTCAGTAGCGGCTTTAACCCGCTTGGCCGAGTAGCTACACGGCTGGACACGGCACCCAAGGCCTAACGAGCGTCCCCTACCCGCGCAACGCATCGGCCGCGTGGCGGCGGCCTGGCGTTCGGCGTGGCGGCGTGGCGTCCCGCCGCCTCGGCGTCGTACACTTCCCGCATGGCTACGCTCCCAGGGTGGATCTGGGCAGGTTCGGAACCGATCGACTCGAACTAACGGGCGCTAACCCGTGAGTCGTGAGGCCTCGGCGTCGTGGCCCACCATTCCCGAGGCGGGTACTTGGAATCAAGTACCCGCCTCGGCGTGTCTGATCAGAACGGCCACGGGTCGTCACCGCCCGCGGCGGCCTGGTCGGCGTTGGGTGCGATATCGGCGATTGGCGCCCCGCATGGCCCGCACAGGACCAGTCCTGGCGGGTCGGGTAGGTCCAACACGATCGGGATACCCGCGTTCTCGCACGCCTCGGTGTGACATATCAGGACGGCCATGTCAGTAACTCCCGTTCGCGACGACGTTCACGCGGGTACCCGCGATCGTGCCGGCGCCGTTGTTACGGATGAACGCCGTGAAACCCGTGGTGGCCACCGTGCCCGCCGCGCCCGCGGTCAGGAACGCCGACCCCACAGGCGTCACGGACACCCCAGGGGCCCCCGTGAACGTGTTCGCGGGGAACGTCACCGTCACGGACAGGCTCGCGCCCGCCGCGATATCGGCCAGGGGCGCGGTCACGAACACCCACGGTGTGATCAGTTGCCACAACGAATTGGACCCGCCGAGGATGCGCGCCCACGCCCGCATGTCAGTGGACATACGGAACGCGATCTGCTGCGCAGCGTTACCCGATGGTTTCGTGGTGATCACCGTCAAGGTCCCCGCGGACGGCCACCCGCCCGCCGCGGCGTCCGCGCCGCCCAACGACATGATCGACACACCCATCGGGTACGCGGCCACCAGTGCCGCGTTCGTCACTGACCCCGAGGGCAGGATCTGTATTTTCGTGAAGTCCAGCGCCGCGGCCAACGCCTGGATATCCGCGGCGCCACGCGCCAACGGGTCCGTACCCAACGGGTAGGGAAGACCTTTAGTAGTTGCACCGGGCATGTGTTCAATCCTCCACAGGGACGGCCGTGTCAAGCCAACGGACGGACGGATCGACGTTGTCCCATGACCAGGCGGGGACGTCGGGCGGGACGTCCTGCCACAGGGCGCCGGCGCCGCCGCCGCCCGCCGAGGACAGGCGCAGATCGAGAATCCAACGGCCACCGACGAACGTGTACGTCCCGCCTTCCAGGTACCCGAGGAGGACGGCCGCGGACTCGGCGGGTAACGGCACCCACGGCGGCAGGTCACCCACCAGGACGGGACAGGCCGCACGGGAAGGGGACGCCAACAGACGCGCCAGGGTGGCCGCCGTGTCCCCGTACACGGGTCCGCCTGGCGGGTCGATCCACACTTGATCGATACGCAACCCGTCCGTCAACCACTGATCGAGGCCGGCCCGCAGGATCACCCGCGTGGCCAACGTGGACGCCTCGGCCGCCGTGGTCAACGCCGTGTCATAGGACACGCCGTGGACGCCCTGTGCCTGTTCGAGGGCCACGTCTATGACCGAGGCGCCGCGGATAGTCGGGTCAGGTTCCTCGGGTGTGATCGTGGACGCGTCCACCCACCCGATCGTGGCGCGGGTTATCAGGGTCGAGGCCGAACGCGTCCACGCCGCGTCGTTCCTGTCGATCCAACAGGCAGACACCCGCGCCCAGTCCGTGGCGCCCGCGTAGGGGTCGATCGGTTGGCCCACGATCACGGACCCCGACCCGCCGATGTGCAACGTTAACAACGGGAACCTGTCGTCGTTGGATCGTAGCCAGATCAGCGGCGCCGCCTGGCCGTCGGCGGCCAGGCCGTAGACAGGCCACGCCGCCGCGTCACCCGCCACGCCCAAGTCCTGTACGACGGCGGCGGCGGCCTCGGCGTCCACGTCCTGCGCCGCCACCAGGGTGGCCGCCAACGTGTCCTGCGCCAGGCCGCCCACGACCGCCGACGGCGGAATCTCGAACGTGACGCCCGTGGCCGTCAGGGCGGCCACCCTGGCCAACCTGGCCGCAATCGCCTCGACAGGCCACGGGTCGTCACCCAACGGTTCGGACTCAAGCTGCCCGAGGTGATCGACGGCCGTGATCGAGGCCACGGCGCAACCCGCCGCGTCGTCCCAAGCCAACGTGACGTCCGTGACCCTGGCGAACGCCACCACGCCCGCGCCCGTGGCCGCGTCAGGCCACGGCGGGCACGTGACGGCCAGGGCGGCGCCCACGGCCAACAGGTCCGAACGTGTCCAATCAGGCCACGGCGGGTCACCCATGACCACGGCCAGACTGACCGTGGTGGCCGCGGGTTGATCGACGGCGTTGTCCCGCCCCCATTGGATGGACAGGCCGTCAAGGCCGAACAGTGGCGACGCGCCGCCGTCGGACTCACCGTCAGGCAGGACACGGCCGCCCGCCAGGACCACGCGGCACCAGTCGCTCATGGCGTGGCACCCGAGGGGACCAGGCGCCCGCGGCGCCTGTCGTCGTCACGGAGGATACGACGGATCTGTCCCGCCACGGCCACAGGATCGATCGCGCCTTGCACGTTGATCACGATCCCGCCGCCCGACGTGGTGACCGCGTGACCCGCGGGGACCAGGCCGCCGCCGAGGCCACGCACAGTGGACGCCGCGGCCACGTTGGTCGTGGTGGACAGTGACCCGACGCCAGGCAGCTTGGACAACCACCCTGGCGGGGAAGGGAACTTGAGCTTCGATATCCAATTGATCACGGATTGGATGGCGCCCACTACCCGCTCGAACGCCCGCTTAATGGCGTCGATCGGGTTGAGTACCGCCGCCAGGACGCGTTTAGCGATCGACGCCAGGGACTCGAAAACCCGGTCCCACCCCGCCTTAATCGACTTGAGGATATTAGCGAAATTGTCCCGCAGCCAGGTGAGAGCATTCACGACCACCTGAAACGCGGACTTAGCACCCGTCGCCATCGCCCGGAATACGTTCGAGGCGAACGCCTTAACAGAATTGAACACGTTACGGAACACGGCGGAGAAATTCGAGACGATAGCCTTGATACCGTTGAACGCCACTACCGCCGCAATCCTGATACCGTTAAATACCATCTTCCCGATAGCCAGATAGGTACGTATCGGCAGGGTAATAACCTTGAGCGCCACAATCACGAATTGCTTAATGAATGACCACGCCTTGACCGCGGCCACCTTAATGGCATTCCATACGCCAATCACGAAATTACGGAATCCCTCGAACTTGTTCCACAGGATCACCACGATGGCCACCACGGCCACCACGGCCGCGATCACCAGCGCGATCGGGCCGAGGGCGGACAACCACGCCGCCTTGGACACGATGGCCATGACCTTTGTCACCATGTTATAGATCTTGAGGGCGGCCGAGGTGGCCAGGATGGCGGCGGCCAGGGTGGCCAGGACGGCCGAGAACACAAGGACCAGGGTCTTATTCTTTTCGGCCCACTTGGCGAACGTGGCCAACGCCTTGGCGGCGGCGGCCATGACCGGCAGGAACACGGCGCCGAGGGTGGCGGACGTGTCTTCCATGGCCGCGGCGGCGCGTTGTTGTTGGCCGGCGGCCGTGTCGGACTCCCTGGCGAACGCGCCCAACGCGCCGCCCGCCTGTTCCGTGATCAGGGACAGGGTGGCCGCGGTCTTCGCTTGCTTGGCCTGTTCGTCGGTCATGCCCTTGAGGTTCCCCTTGCCGACCTTGGCCTCGATCGTGGCTTGCTTGATCGCAATACCGTATTTCTCGATCGGGTCGGTCTCGCCGCGTAACGCGGACCCGAGGGCGGCCACGGCGTCCGCGGTCGTCCCGCCGTAGGTGGCGGCCAGGTCCGCGCCGATCCCGATCAGGTCGTTGGTCTTACCCGCCACCTGATCCAACGGGGTCCCGAGGTTATTGAGTTGCGCGCCGATACCCGCGGCTAGTTCCCCGTAGGCGGACTCGGACAGGCCGACGGATTGATCGGCGGCCTTGGCCCACGCCTTGACGGCGTCCGCGTTCTTGCCGAACACGGTATCGATCGCGCCGCCCGACTGTTCGAGGCGGGACGCGGAATTGCCCGCCTTGACGGCCATGGCCGCCAGGGCGGCGCCGACGGCCGCCGCGGGTTTCGTGGCCTTGGACACGGCCTTAGAGAAGCCGCCCATGCCCTTCTGGGCGTCCTTACCGTCAACACTGATCTTGACTATCAGGCGTTCGATCGTGGACGACACGGCGGGTGTGCTCCCTTCCCTATCGTTGTGCGGCGCGGGCGTGTTCGTCGAGGACGTCGAGGACAGTGGCCAACGTGGCGTCGTCCGTGTCCCACCACTGGCTAGGGTGTGTCCGTGTGGCTATGGCTATCTCCACGATCAGTCGGGACCGGGACCCGGCCGGGTAGGGTCCACGGCCGCCGCGGGGTCGTCGTCGTCGTCAGGTTCGATCACGGACGCATGAGCCTCGAAACTTTCATAGGACATGGCCGCGTCAGGTAACAGGCCTTGGCGGCGCGACGCGTGCCACGCCAGGAACGTCAGCCACAGGAACGGCGCGTCTCTGAACGATGGCCACTTGTGCTTGGCGGACAGGCGGTCCCACGCGATCAGGTCGGGGTTACCCGTCCTGACGTGCCACTGTTCGCCCGTGTCGAGAAGGACGGTCATGCCTGGCGCGATCAGTTGGACGGCCACGGGGTCACGCGCCCTTGATCGTGGCGACGATACGATGCGTGGTCTTCTCGACCTGGCCGATGGCATACGGGCGGACGGCCTCGAACGCGCCACGCATGAACCTACGGGCGCGTATGTTGTGGCCGCCTCGGCGGCCTGGCCGTGGCCCAACGCCGAACTCCTGCGCCGCCGCGTAGGCCGTCCCGACGCTCACCTCGGCGGCGTCCGCCGCGATCGTGGACGCCAGACGACCCGAACGCCGCGGCGCCCGACCCCGCGCCAGGTCGGCGCCGCGGCGGCCGATATCGGCCTCGGCACCTCGGTAGCCGCGGCCCATAGCCACCGCGGCCACCCTGGCCGTGGCCGTAAGCCTGTCCTGTCCCTTGACAGTGACACTTGTCCGAACCGTCACGGGACCGGGACCGCCGCCGAATAGGTTGGCTTACCCGTGATCGCGAAGCTGAAGTCGGACGTCAGGTCGTCCCCGTAGTTGTCCGCGCCGAACGCCAACGGGTCAAGGACCAGGGTCCCCGAGGCGGCCGTGCCGTCCACAGTGTTGGGCGTGAACGTGAAGTCCGTCTCCTCGCCCGCGTGTTCGTCGCACAGGCGGAACAGGCCGTCCGCCGCGGCGGGGTCAATGTCCACGTTCCCCTCAAGGGCATACGTGTAGGTGACGGCGCCTTGGGTGACGGTCCCACAGAGTTTCGTGGTCGAGTCCGCCTGGTCCTTCTCGTTCGTGATCTTGGCGTTGTTCACCAGGCAGGACGCGTCCACCTCGGTTCCCACGGCGCCGATCGTCAATGTTCCTGGCCCTAGCTTGGGCATGGTCGTTCACCCTTCCTTCGTCTTAGACGTCCACGTCAGTTGGTAGGCGGGCAACGGGTCCCCGCCGCCAGGATCGGGGTAGGCCATCGGCGTGGCTTGGACGGGCGCGCCGCCGAGGACACCCGCGATCGTGTCCAGCATGTCCCCCAACGCCTTGAGCTCGGTCATGGCACCCGAGGACGGGACCACGGCCACGACCCGCCAATCCGCGGTCACCCGCCCCGAGTCGAACACCCAACGGAAAACGGGCGCCGCCACCAGCGCACACGGCGGGTTGAGGTCCCTAGCGTCGATCACGGCGCGGACCCCGCCCGCCGTCAACGTGGTGGCCAGGTCGGCCATGGCCTCGGCAATGTTCGGCACGGACTCACCCGACCCGAGGCGGCGCCCAGGCGCCCATATGCAACATGGAATCGACGTCCGAGTCCCGCCGCGGGACGTAGACGGCGCCGTCCGCGATCGCCTCGATCCCTGCCGGCGTGTTCCGTCGTCGGTACAGGCGCGCCGCCAACATGGTGGCGCCCAACGTCACGTCAGGTGGCCATTCCCCGCCTGGCCACGTGACAGGGTCGAGGCCTGTCACGTAGGCCGTGGCGGCCACCCACGCGTTCGTGGCCGCCACACACGACCCGATCAGGTCGTCGTCCGTGGCGTCGTCCGCGGGTAGGCGCAACCACGCCTTGACGTCCTGCGCCGTCAACATGTCAGGACTTGGCCTGGCGGCGTGACGTGGCCGCGGCGTCACCCACGGGCGGGACAACGCCAAGCTTGAGGACGGCCGCCGCCACAGTGATCGTGGTGACACCCATTCCCCAGATCCCGACGTCACGTCCGAGGACGGCCACGTCCTCGGCCTCGATCGGGTAGGGACCGTCCTCCCGCCAGGCGGCGGCGCCGTCTCCGGACACGATCAGGGACCCCGCGGGCAAGTTCCTGTCCGGTGTCACGGCCAGGCCTGACACGGACACGGCCAGGGTGGACGCCTGTGCCGTGCCACCCACATTGACCGTGCCGTAGGCGGGCGGGATCAGGCCGTCGAGGTTGCCGATCAGGGCGAACACGTCGGGCGCCGCGAGAACGATCGAGGCGGGTGATCCGAGGGCGTCCGACACGGCCGCCGAGGCGCCGAACAGGGCGGAGGTCAGGGACGCCAGGGATTCGCCGTCCCACGTCGGACCCGCCGTGCCACCCGCGATCAGGTCGGCACAGAACACGGTATCCGTCCTGATAGCGAACGCGATAGCCAGAATCCGGGCGTAAAGCTCACGGTAGGAAGGGGACGAACGCTTGAGAAGTTGGTAACTGATATCCGAGGCGCCGGCGTAGGTGGCCAAGGTCGCATTGGCGGACTTGATATCGACCCGACCCGTGGTCACTTGGGTCTTCTCGGCGGCCTGGACGTCCACCAGGGTCGAGGGGTCCCCGTCGTAATACGGCCAGTTGATCGTCATGCCAGTGTCACCCGCGCCGAGGGGTCCCCCGAACGCCGTGATGGCGGGTCGGCCGCGGTCGATCACGCCCGCCACGTCGGTCAGCCACGTCGGGGGAAGGACGCCAGGGTTGTTGGCCGTGATCTGATCGGCCAGGGCGAACGACAGGCGCGTCCCGTCCTCGGCCGTGGTCCCCTGATCGTGTGCCGCGGTCAGGAACGCGTCCAGGGACGCGTAACGGGCCAGGGGATGAGCCGAGGCCGAGGCGTGGCCGAGTAGCGGCGCCAGTTGCGCGGCGAGTTCGTCCAACGTGAACGCGGCGCCGATCGGGTCGGACGGCCGCGGCGCCGTCGGGGTCGAGGACGGCGGCGCCGCGGCCGGATCGTGGGTGGCCAGGGTCGAGGCGGGACGGGTGGTCGGCGCGGGTGTCATGGGTTGGGTCCTTCTCTCGAACGTGACCAGGGACGGAACGGCGCCCGCGTCCACGCGGGCGGCCAGAAATTGGGGGATCGACACTAGGGACACCTCACGGAGGACGCCCGCCAATGGGATTGGTTCGGCGTCGTCCTCGGCGCCGAACCACAGGCGTTCGAGGATTGCGTCGATAGTTTCGGGGTCCACCTCGACCCCGACGGACAACCCTTCCCGCAACCTTGCGTCAAGGTCGGCCATGGCCTCGGCCGTCCTGGCGTGGCCTAGCGGGACAGTGAACGTGGCGCGTAGGCCGTCGTCGTCCGAGGTGGCGGCGGCGGCCTGGCCGATCGGGCGTTCGTCGTCATGTTGTACGAGTAGCTTGACGGCGTCGATCGGGTCGGGTACCCGCAACGTGTCGGCCGTGAACGTGACGTCCACGCCGAACCGTCGAACGGGGACGTCCCACGGGACGGCCAGGCCGGACACGTCACGGGATGACACGTGCCCAACCTGGCCATCCTGGCCGCCCGTCCCGTCGTCGTCCTCGGACGCGGACAGGATGACGCGTCCATGGTCGGCGGCGGGACGGGAGAACGTGGCGGCCTCGGCCGTGTGGCCACGTGTGGACGCGGCGGCCGTTGCCAGTGTGTCTACCCTGAGGGCGGCGCCGTGCGGCGCGTCCACCATGACCAGTAAGGACGCGCCGCGTGGTCCAGCGGATAGCCGTTCGTGCCACTGCCGCGCCGACGGGTCCAAGTTCGGTCACCCTTCCGAGGGGTCGGACGGCCTCACGGCCGTAATCGTCGGTTCGAGGTCACGCGCCTCGGCGACCGTCAACAGTGGCGCGCCGTCGGGTCCCACGGCGCCGATCGACTCACCCAAGGTGCGCATCCGCACGGACCACGGCTCACGTTCGAAGTCGGCCGAGTCGAACGCGACCGACGTCCCGTAGGGGACGAACCGTCCCCGCCTGGCGGCCGTGACGCCCGAGTCCGACACGTGGACCACGTATTCATCCATGGACAGGGTCTGTTCGACCCCGACCCGCCACGGCCGCAACGATTCCAACAGGTCACGGCGTTGTTCGGCCGTGGTCGAGTAGGTCAGGGAGTCACCCGAGGAGACACCCAACGCCGAGGCGGGCAGGCCGAACAGTCTGGCCACGTCCTTGGTCAAGGCGTCCATGGCCTCGACCAACTGCAAGTCCTTGGCCGAGAACCCAACCTGTATCGCGTCGAGGTAGGCGCCGAGGTAACCCGCCGTGTGTTCGGTGCGGCCGTCGTCCCAATCGGTCAGTAACTCCTCGATCGCGTCGGGACCGATATCGGCGCCCGTGTTCTTGAGGATCAGGCCAGGTTCGGGGGACGCCGCGTAACGGCCGGCCGCGGCGAACACGTCACCCACCAGCGCCAGGAGCGGGACGCCGAGGGTACGCAACCCGCCCGCGCCGCCCCAACGGAATACGATCGACCCCGCGGGCAGGGCGTGGCCGTCGAGGGTGATCCTCGGCGGGTCGTCAGGGTCGGGCGCGGGTGTCTCGACCAACCGATCCGGCGACACCCGCCGATACCCGCCAGGCACAGGCCGCCACACGGAACGATCAAGCCATATGCCGTCGTGGACAGTGGCGGCCACCATGTCCTGTGACGTCCTGGCGGGGTCCGGTTGCGCAAGCCACGGGACGACCGCGGCGGGTAGGCGGGCGCCGTCCCGCCAGGCGGCCAGGGTCCACGTGGACAGGGTCCCGCATATCAGGCGGACGGCGCGGCGGACACTCGGGATCGACTCGGCCACGGTCCCCGCCCACAGGGCGGCCTGTTGTTCGGCTATCGCCCGTGTGATCGGGTCGGGGTACTGGTGCCGGCGCGGCGTCGGTTCGGGTGCCGTGGAGGGTGACGCGGCGGCGGCCTGAAGTCGGCTAGGCCGATCGAGGATCGCGCCGAGTAATCCCATGACCACGGATCGTGGCACTGGACATATCGGGTGTCAACACCCTCGGTATGCGGCGTGTCACTGATCGTAGATCACGCGGACGACCACGGACCCGATCACCAGGGACTTACCCGACGGCGGACGCACGAACAGGCGCAGGACCATACGGCCGCCGTCCTCGGCGGGCTTGAGTGAATTGAGCCACGACAGGTTCACATAGTTGGCGCCGCCGTTCACGATCACTTCCGTGGTCGGGTACCTGGCCGCCACGACCGTCGGGCGGTCGTCCGAGTAGTCCACCATGGCTTGGTAGCGGAATTGGACCACGTCACCCGACACGATCGCGTCGTCCTCGGCCGCGGCCTCGAACGTCACGCCCGCCACGACCTGATAGGCGGACGCGGGCGCCGTCACCACAGTGGATACGCCGTCGGCAATGACGACGGTCTGAAAGTCCCCGTTCCCCTGGTGCGTCCGCGGGACAGAATTGTTGTAACCCTTGAGTGTTGACATATCGAAGATCCCTCCCTGTTGGCCGCCCGACAGGATCAAGGCGCGTAAGTCATCCATGTTGAGCGGGTCAGGGTCCACCTTGCGATCAGGCGCCCATTCCTTGTGAGCCAGTAGCCAATCCTCAAGTTCCGAGGCCGAACCTCGGATGCCCAACGCGTCCGCCAACGCCACCAGGCCACGTGTCCCGTAGTCGTACTGGCCGCCCGTCCACTGCTCCCCCGTCGTGTGGTCCGTCTCGATCCCGATCGTGTAGCTATTGGCGTCGTCCCGCGGGATGTCATGCCAGGCACCCGATCCCGCGTGGTTCGCCCGACCCGCGGCGCACAGATGCCACGTACCGTCGAACGCAAGCCACAGGTTGCCCAAGGGACCCTCAAGGCCAGGCCGTCCGTTGACGATCACGTCCGCGCCGTTGGACGTCTCACCCTTGGGGGACGCGTCGTGGTGCAACATGATTCCCCGCGGGTCGAACGTCCCGCCAGGCCGCCCGCGGGTCTGCCAACCCGCCTCGGCCACCACAGGACAACCCGCGCCACGTAGGACGTCCCCTAGCCACGTTGCCCAACGGTAAGCCACGGCCACCACCCACGATCAATAAGTAACGCCCTGTCCACCCACAGTAGCGGGCGGACAGGGCGTGACCTATGACAGACGCGTTATGTACGGTATCCCGCCAGGCGCGCCACCTCACCAGTCGGGATCAACCACGCGCCCGAACGACCCGAACGAAAACCCGTCAACTTGCCGGATCGGCACAGGGCGGCCAGGGACCGTTCGGACACGTGGCTAGGGCCAGGAGGGGTCAACGCGGCCACCTCGGCCAGGGTCATGAACAGGGCGGCGGGCAGGGTCACCCGCGGCGCCTCGGGTGTCACCACGACGGCCGCGCCGTTGTGGTCGGGACGCCTGGCCACGGCCTGGCCGAGGGGAATCGGGATCGTGCCGTACCCGTCCCCGTCCGTCACCACTTCCCCCGTCACGACCCGCGGCGCCCGATCCGGGCGCAGGACGGGCGGCGGGACGGTCGAGGGGATCGACCAACGCCCGACCCTGTCCTGTACTGCGCCAGGCAACAGATCGGCCTTGAGCCAACGCCGAACCGAACGCGCCGAGGCGTCATTAAGTGCCGCGTACTCCTCGACGGACAACGCCGCCGCGGTCACGGCGCCACCTCGAACGCCGCCGCCAGGTCACACGTGTTCGGGTGATCGGGTGGCAGGTTGCACGCGGCCGAGTGTTGCCACCCGTTGGCGGCGCGGATACACCCGAGGCAGGGACCATTCCGCCGCGCCGCCCACGCCTGGCGGGCGGACTTCATCTGGCCGCACCCGCTACACGTGTAGGGGTACGGACCACGGCCGCGGGTCATGCGTGGCGGCCGAGAAGGACGGCGCGGCCTGACACGGCCACGACGAACCAACCCCCAGACGACGCGGCGCCGACGGCGTCCGCGTAGTCGAGGTGCGTTGACGGTTCCGTGTGGCCGTCAGGGAACACCAGGGTCCACGGCGTGGCGTCGTCCGCGCCGCATTCCGCGCAGTCGCAACCCGCGCCGATCGTGTCGGGTAGGTCAGTGGTGGCGGGGCGGGCGGCGTCCGCGTGCCACTGCATGTCGATCCTCATCTGTCGTTCTCCCTGTCCATGGGTGGCCATGTCTTGACGTGACCTAGCATGACACACGATTGCGCGTCCGTCAACGTTGTGGCGTCACGTGTCGTCCTAGGTCGTCCTATGTTGTCATGCCACGTTGGTCGTCCTATGACTGTCCTACCGTGGCCGTCAGTGTGCGTTGTCATATGCGGGTGATCAGGTGACGGCCTACCCATTCCGTGTACGCGGGCGGGATCGCTTGTGACAGGACGGCCTGATTGGTCGTCCAGTCGATCCCGAGGGCCACGGCCGCGGCGGCGCCCGCTAGCTTGATCCCGCGTCCCGCCTCGGTCCCGCCGCCGTGGCCGTACACGCCCACGATGGCTTTGCCCTTGCACGCGTCCTTGGGCGGGTCGGGTAGGCGCCTGTCGGCCTCGAACAGTCTGTGGCGCTTGAGCGATCGGCCGAGGACGTCCGTCAGGCCGAACATGGACCCGCACAGGGTGACCCCGTCCACTGGTGACCCGATCACGTTCTCGATCACGTAGGGGCGCCCGACCATATCGAGTCGATCACGGACCACGTCGATCAGCTCGGGATGCCCGCGGCCTGGCCAACGTTTCGCCAACGCCGAGTAGGCCTGGCACGGCGGGGACGCGTGGACGGCGTCGAACGTTCGGCAGTAGTCACGATCGGCGAGGACGGCCAACGCGTCCCCCTGGTGGACGTCGAAGAATGGATAGGCGGGCATGACCGCGATATCCACGCCCGTGACGTCGAACCCTGCGCGGTCGTACCCGACGGAACACCCGCCGCCGCCACAGAACAGGTCCAGTAGCCTCGGCCGCGTGGTCATGCGGCGCCTTGATCTGATCGGCCTGTACCCGCTATCGGGCGGCCGGGTCCGTGGGTGATCCCCCACCAGGCGAACGCGCCCGCCAGTAGCGGCGCCACGGGCGCGCCCTGTTCGTCCCGCCGATCCCACGTCCAACGGTCCCCCACGCGGCGCGGGGACGCCGATCGGACGGCCGCGTCGAGGTCGGGATGTTGGCGGACGCGGGCGCGTGGCGCCGAGTCCGTGTCTGTGACGGCGTCCGAGAACGCGGCGGCGGCCGTGCACGCGTCCACGCCTGACAGGGTGATCAAGGTTCTGTGGTGACCCGCGGTCGTGATGGCCTCGGCCACTGTGGCCGAGGGTCCTGACACGTCGATCACGACCCGCGCCCGATGCTTGGCGGCCAGTTCGATCGCACGGGCGGCCACCCACGCGGTCCCCGCACGGGATTCGATCACCTCGAGGACGCCACTACTCGAGGCGGCCACGATCGCGGCGGACTTACGATCGTGGGCCACCTCGACCCCGAACGCCACACGGTCCCCGTCAGGGATCGGGTCGCCCCAACGGACCGATTCCCACAGTGGACGGTCGAACGCGCCCGCCGTGGCCGCGTTGGGGTCGGGTATCACCTGACGGCACCCGTAGGCGCGGACGAATCCAAGCTTGCCGAGGCGGCGCCGTTCGGCGTGCAGATAGGACGCGTCGATCGTGATCCCGACGGCGGGATGATACGCGGCTACCGTGTCGGGATCGGCGGCGGCGTCGTCGTCAAGGTCGTCAGGGACGCCGTATTCGATCAGGACGTCCGTGTGGTCGCCGGCGTCCTGCGCCGCCCTCGCCTGGCGTAGTTGCGCGATCAGCCATGTCGAGGCCACGTCACCCGCGGCCGTGGTGATCACGACTTGCGCGCCAGGCCTGGTGGCTTGCGTGGGACCTATGGCCTGTAACAGGTCGTCCCCGCGTAACGCCTCGAACGCCCACGCCTCATCCACCCACACCAGATCGCTCTGTTTCCCGTGGAGGGCGTCACGTTGCGGCGCGAAACAACGGATCGTTGACGCGTTGTGGCGCCATATCATCGACTCCTGACCCGTGGACCACCTCGGCGTGAACGTCCTCTCCCCGAACGCCACGCGTACCGAGGGGACGTGTTCGAGGCGGAAGTATTCCGCGGCGTCGCGTTGGGTCTGCGCCGTGATCCACACGCGGGCGTGGGATCGAAGCAGGGACGCCAGGACCATGTAGGGGGACGACAGGGCGGTCTTGCCCGCCTGGCGGGGGACCAGAATCCTTACCGTCGGGTGTGTCGGGCGGCCTGTGGCGGGGTCGTATTCCGTTGCCACGTCCGCGACGACGCGTTGCCATGGCATGAACGGCCGTCCCATGCGGGACGCGATCGCGGCCAGGACGTGACCGCGGGTGGCCGTGCCAGGGGTCCGCGGCGTGCAACGGCGTGGTTGCGCGTCCGCGGTCACGGCGCCAACGGCGCGGCGGCCTCGGCCTCGGCCGCCGTCAGGAAGTCGAACGGTCCCACGGCCGGCGCGGCCACGGCGGGCACGGCGCGGCCGAGGCCGAGGTCAGTGACCACGGCGCGTAGTTCACGGGACAACGCGGTCATGGCGCGGGCGTCCACCCGTGCGGCGCATCGATCGACGGCGCCCGCCACGGCGCATAGGTGCGCGATCAGTAACGCGTCCGCCTCGACGTCGAGGCGTTCGGCCACCACGGCCGCCGTGATCGTCCGTCGGGTGGCCTGTTCGACGGGTCCGAGGGGACCAGGGCGGATATCGAACAGGGCGGGCGGGTCGGGATCGGGCAAGGGGAACCACCAGGCGGCGCGGACGGTTCGACCCGAGGCCAGTATGCCAGGGACGCGGACGGCCTGGCCACCCATGGCCACGTGTCAGGCCATGGCCGCGCCGTCCGTGGTGGCCGCGGTCGTCCCGCGGCGTTTTCGTGGGTGTCCGGGGGGGTATTCCTGGCGGG